AAAGTCTTGTACCACCTAAGTTAAAACACATATTAACTAACACATGTTGTATCTTTTCAGGTAGCTTATAAAATTCTTCTTGATTACCGAACACATGTATAGCTTCTGCATAGTGTCTATCAAAATCTATTGCATAATATCTGTCTACTACTGATTGAGATACAGGTGTACCTACTTCCCAATCATATTCGGGGTCATTAGGCTGACATAGATGACCAACTCCTAGAGTCTTATAGCCTAAACTATCCATATAAATCTCTAGGACTTCGCCCTCGTGTCGTTTGATTTCAGCTTTGCATAGGTCTATGTTCATATTATTTTTCCACAATTGGTTTGTAAAATATTTTTCTATCTTTTTCAGCACTTTCAACACTATCATAACCTTTTAATTTTCCTAATTCTATATCTTTTAAATATTTTTGTTTTGCTTCTATATCAGATAAAATTGTTTTTGTTTTAGGGTCATACGAAGGTATTAAATATTCTTTACCCTTATGTTGAACTCCAATAATTCTCATAGTTACTGTTCCCTTATCACTTTGTAATTCTTTTCCTTGAGAAATTACATCATTATGAAACTTTGTAAAGTATTCTTTATTTTCAGGATGTATTAAAAGACTACCACCTTTATCAAAACCTAACCTATCCATTTGTTCAGCATAACTTACTCCACCTAACGCATCACTTTCTCGTTCTTTAGGGTCTTTTTTTACAAAAGGTACAGGAAATTCATCTTGAACTTCTCCACCCTCTACAAAAGGTTTCCGATAATCTAACGATTGTCCTGTATATGGATCAATCTTAGAAACTCCTCCACCTTCAAATTTTAAAATTCTATTTGTGTTTAGTAAAGTCTTTGGAGGTTCTTCCCGACCTATTAAAGATTCTGCACCTGATCTAATTAAATTCGTTATAGCCTTGTCTGCTTTTTTTGCAGCTTCTTGAATAGGAGTATAAGGGTCTCTGTATCCTGTATACTCTTCCATAACATCGCCAACAGTTCTATTCCAAATATTTTTTGTACCAGTTAAAGGAATCTTTCTTGCTCCTGTTTCTAGTAATCCTCTGTTATATAATGTCATACCAATGATATCACCTATAACTGGACCACCTACTCCTGTTGTTGCAACTAGTGGGTTTTGACCATAAGAAATACCTTCTGATATCCGTAACCCATATTCAAGTGGACCCAACAGACCTACACGTTGATAAGCTTTTAAAGTGTCTCTCCAGTCTCGACCTTCGGTTTTAATTCTTTCTCTTTCTTCAGGAGCAGACCTCCAATAATTTGTAGCCTTTGCAACATTAGTAGACATTAAAACAAACGCAGCCAGTTTAGGTGCGTTTACTGTAGTATCTGTAATTGTATCTCTTGCAAAGTTTCTTAAAACTGTGTTACCAAATACTGTAGGATATCTTAAAAACTGTGTAAAAATATCTATCTTAGGATTAGTCATAAATCTAGGAACGGTCGCATACTCTCTAGAAGTCTGTAAAATAACTCCATTTGTAAACCTTCCAGCTCCTCTTACAATATCATTCTTGTAAAACTCATCTTGTCTAGAAGCAGTAGTTATACTACCATCATATTTTTTTGTCCACGCTATTCCTTTATTTACATCTACTCCTAAATCAAATAATTCTCCTCTAAGTCTATCAACTTGGTTTCCTTTCATACCTTCTAACTTAGAAAGTTTTAGTAAGTTTGATTGTATTAAATCTTTTCCTGTAGAAAACGCTGCTAATTGTACCGCTTTTGTCCAAGGAACTAAAAGATTTAAACGGTAAAAACCACGAGCCCCTTTTTTCAGAAACTCAGTTTGAAGCCCTTCACCAGATAAACGATTAGTAACATCAGACATAGCTTCGTCCATAGCTAAAAAAACACTATTCATTTCTTTTACAATAGCATCGTCTGATATATTGTGTTTTTCTTTTAGGATTTGTTTTAATTCAGTTGTAAACATCTTGTGTCCTATCATAACTCCATCTTGAGCACCTTTAATAGCAGAGCTAACTGGGGCTTTACCTAGAGTAATAAAGGCTTCTGATAAAGAAGACACAGTAGCTAATGGTAAATATGCCATAGCATTTGCAAGTTTTGTACCATCATACAAGCCTTGAGCCACAGCACTTTCAAAATAATCTACTTGTCCTGTAACTGACTTATATACATCAACAATAGCTCTTTTATCTCTAGCTGAAAGACCTTTTCCGTTTCTTGCAGCTTTTAATTCTTTATCAATTGGATTAATAAATCTTTCTATAAACTGAGATTCGTTGTCTTGTTTAAATAAAACTAAATTATTATCTCCAGTCTTACCAACAACCTTAACGTCTTTACCGGGAAGTAAAAAATGTTTTTTATGTTGAATGCTTTTTGCAGCATTCATAAAATAATTTGTAGTAACAGGAATTAAATCATTAGTAAGATACTGTGAAAATTCGTTGTCGTCTAAATTTTGAAACTTACGAGCTTGGGTTAATAAATTAGAGTGAGAACTAAACAACTCGTTTTGTTTATCAAGCATTCCATTTATAACATCGTCTACTTTTTCTTCCGAAACAATATCATTATCAACTAATTTTTTTCTAAATCCCGGTGTGTCTGCTTCAATAGCTTCTCTGTTCCAAGACCGAGGAAAATAATTTTCAATAAAAGTAGGGTCTAATCCAGCTTCTTCTGCATCATCTTTAATTTTATTAAAAAACTCTCGTAAGTTTTTAGCTGTTGTTTTAACAGCTTGACTAGCTCCTTTAACTTCACCACCTCTTAAGATTGTAATAACAGCTTGTTCATCTTCGGGAAGTATTTCTCCTGTTTTTCGAATCGGAGCAACAGCCATATCAAAATCTAATTTGTAGTTACCTCTGTCAAAATTAATATCTTCAGCATATGAATAACCTAATTTTCTTTTAGATTTAGCAACTAAACTTTTTTCAAACTCTGAAGTAAATTTTTGACCTAGTAATCTTGCTGTCGAAGAAAACTCTGCATCTGTTTTAAGTATCCATGCCGGACTTGCTAGTGTATTAGCTAGTAATTTATCTTTCTTTTTTCTAGCATTATAAATAAAATCGCTACCAGCATCTTTTCTAAACCCGTCATTACTGTAAAGTCTTTCGAGTCTTTCTTTAAAAAAATCATCTTTTCTTGCAAGACCTCCAAAGATTCCACCGGTTATTGCTCCTATAGCAGCCGATCCAGCTAACTCAGTATTTGAAAATAACTTACGCATATCTGTATTGACTTCAACTTGCTGCTTATTAAAATTATCTATACCAGTCCATGCTCCAATTTCTCCGGCAGTAATACCTACGCTTTGAGCTGGAGTAAATTTACTTTTAGCTATATTAGTAATACCTTGTTTTAAACCATTAGCTGTCGCAGTACGAGCTGCAATTGAAACTCCTCCTGTTAATGGAGCAGCTAACATAGAAACCATCGCTAGTGGATCAGTTGCAATATCAACAGAAGCATCTTTTATGAGCTCAACATATTGTTTTAAGCTACCCATGTCAGCTCTATCAAATTTAGATTTTAAATATTTATAGTCTTGTTTTTGTTGGTCAGTAAAACGTGCACTATCAACAGCTCTTTTACCTCCTAAAAATAAATTAAAATCAGCATCTCTAAAATATGAAAATAAGTTATCAGGGTTTTCTCCTACGGAACTTAAAAATCTTTCAGATACTTCTTGAAATTCGTCATTAGATTCTAAATCATCAAGAGTATACCCACGTTTTAAACGGGCAGATTGATTGCCTACAAAAAGTTTTGTCATAATTATTCGCTAGGTTCAACGACAGGGGGTATTTCTGGGGCTTTTGTAAAGTCTCCTTTTGGTCTTGCATACTGCATAAATCCAAAAATTGTTCCACCTAATCCATATTGTATTATTTTACCAAGTGAAGGTTTATATGCTTTAAAATAAACACCCGGCATTTTTATTAATTCATCCATAAATAATTCTTCATTAAATTTTCTATTGAATTTATTCATGTTACCCTTTCTTCTAAACGTTTGAAAAATAATTCTTTCAATAGGATTTAAGGTGTTTAAGTATCTTTCTTGCATAGCTGGAGATTTAAAACCGTTTTGAACTCTTTTAGCAATTTTTGCAATAGATGCTTGAGTGCCTTTACTTTGTAAAACTGCTTGAGCTGCTTTAGGTATTAATTTTTTAGCAGCAATTTTTCCTCCAATTCTTAAAGCAATTCCTCCGGGAAGCAACCATGCAGCATCATAAAAGTCTAGCTCATCACCAAACATTCCTTTACTAATTGCTCCTAAGTAAGGAACCTCATTAATTTCTTGAAGAATAGATTTTGTTTCTCCATCAGGAAGTCCGTCTGTAATTATTTTATTATATTCTTTTGCAGAAGGTATATATTCTTGAAAAAAAGAATTTAAACTATTAATTTCTCCTTCTTTTTCGTTATCACTTAAATTACTAAGTTTAATACTTCCTAATATTTGATCTCTCATTGAAGTTAGCTCTCGTGTTTTACCTACATTAGAACTTGTTTTATTAATGCTTTCAATATATAACGGAAGACGAGCTGTATCAATTTGTCCTCCAGTTATAATTTTTTCAAAATCATATAAATTCATAGTATCATCAATAATATCATCTGGGTTTTGTGATAAAATAAATTTGGTTGCAGCCCCCATAGCTTGAGACTCACCAATATCAGGCATTGATCTCATTAAGTTTTCTTTTGTCTTTAAAATGTTTGCAGATAGACCAAGTGGATTTTTTTTGTATATTTCATAAGCTTCTTCTAATTCAACATCAGTTGAACTTGTAACAATATCTTTAATTTGACTTGCTGCTACCTGATAGTCTGCTGATGTAAATTCTTTGATTCTAGATTCTACAGTGTTTTTTCCCACAATAATAGGATTTCCAATTTGAATAGGTTGTCCACCCTGACCTGACCCAATTGTCAACATGTATTTAACATCAACCACGTTTCCAAATCTGTCTGTTTTTGTATCAGGAACTATTACTTGTTCAGCATTTTTGAATACTGGAATTTCTTTACCGGCTTCACTTTTTATAAACTCTGCAAGTTCTTCAATAGGATTACCTAATGCTGCATATTCTTCTAAAGCTGCTTTAGATGTTGTAAATTTTTCTCCTAATAAACCACCAAGAACTTTTTGTTTTGCTATACTGTCTTCTTCTTTTATTGTGTCTTCATCATGAGACTTAGCAATTTTTAATAAAGAGTTTCCAAAAAAAGCCCCAACACTTCTTGGTGCTTTTACTTCTGCTTGTAATAAAGGAATTAGTTCTTCGTTTGATAAACCCGGAATAGCTAACTGAGCATCAAGAGCTTTATTCCATGATGCTAGATTGTTTTCATCACCTGACCACTCTCTTGAAAGATTATTAACAGTGTCACTAAAACCACTAATATCATAGTCTTCGCCAAATTGTCTTTGCAAATAACCGTTTAAATTTTTTCTTGTTTCTTCAAATAACATTTGTTTTTTTGTTAAGCCTTCTTTGTCATACTCTTTATACATAGTAGTCCAATTTTTTGCACTTTCATTTGCATCTAAGTAATGAGCACGTTCAAGTAATCCATCTGTTTCAAGTTTATCAGCAGTGTCATTTAAAAGTAAATCACCTCCAGCTACAGCAAAGTTTAATCTTTGTAAATTTTTAGAAAACTTTTCTGCTCTTTTAGCTCTCTTTTCCT